TTTCTGCATTCGTTTCTGACCCAGTTACACCGACTCCAGACATGGATCTTTACAATCTTCAGTTTTGGAATTGTATGGATTATGGCGTGGTCGCTATTTCTAAACAATTTATAGGGTCAATGGACTTTGAAGTATTTACCAGAGACCACGGAACACTGACGGGTCAATATATAGCAACACTAGATAATTATAATGTTGATCCAGATCATGTTGATTTTTCAACTAGTGAGAAACCAGCAGAACACAAATCGCATAACATCATAGAACTAAGTAATGGGCAATTTTGTTTATATCCAAATAATAGAATGCGTGTGTATGATAACTCACTAACTCCAGACAAGCCATTGCAACCAGACTTCAAAGTGAGTACAATGGAATACCAAGTTGAAAATGGACAGAAGTTCAGACTTGGTGATACAGATGAATATTTTTGGAAGACAAAAGATGAATGATAGAATTTGCTTTAGTTTACATGATAGGCACAGTTGTTGTTAATCAAAGTCAAACATTTGAAAATGTAAATGACTGCTTGTATTTCGCCAGAAAATTAAATCAACAACCAGAGATTCCATACCCAGATGAAAAGAACAGAAAGATTACAGCGTATTGTAAGCCCGTGCCAAAACGTCTGCAAAATAGAAAATAATATATGTGTTGGATGTTTTAGAACTTTAGAACAAATATCTAACTGGTCACGTTTATCAGACCAAAAACGCCATAAAATTATGAAATCATTAGAAAAAAGAGGCTCTCAGATCGCCACACAGAGGTGAAACAACACCTCCGTGTGTGATTATGCGTAAATTTACTTTAACTTCTGTATCTTTATTATACGAGGTTTTTTAGCTTCTGGCAGATTTCTTTTTAAAAAAACAGATAAAATACCTATATTTAAGTCTGCTTTCTCTATTTCTACATATTCTTGCAGTCTGAACGATTGTTTAAAGGATCTTTCTGCTAATCCTTTGTATAAAAGCTCTTCTTCTTTTGGAATACCAGTGGTTAGATCATGTGTTCTATTGCCTTCAATAGTTAACATGTTATCTTTTACAGATATTTCTAAATCTTTTTCAGAAAATCCAGCGACTGCCATTTCAATAATATAATTGTCTTCGTCAACTTTTCTAATATTGTATGGTGGGTAAGTGTTCTTTGTCTCTCCAGCATAACTTTCGATTTCGTTAAAGAAATCGTCAAAGCCTATAAATGAACGGAAAGCGAGTTTGGGTAATAAGTAAGTCATATCTACTCCTATAAAAGCAAGTTAATTTATGAGACCCATCATTGGCATCTCACTATTTTATATAGGTATTGTTTCCAAAGATTCAAGAATGTTTTTCAAAAAAATTCACTTATCTTTTTATAGGAAACAATCTATATATAAATAGAAAGGATTATTAACATGTTAGAAAAATTATTTTACAAAATTAAAATTGCTAGAACAGCACAAGCTCTTAGATCATTAGATGACTTAGCATTGAAAGATATTGGTCTTGATAGATCAAATATTTTATCACACGCTTATGATTGTTTTAAAAATGAAAAGCCTAAAGAAAAAAGTAAGATGGATATGCTTGAAGAAATGGCTCAAGTATACAAGGTAACTACTTAACCAACCTCTCCCCAGTTGTCGCCTAATTCTGCGTCAACTTCAAAAGGTATTCGTAAGTCTGGAACACAGTTGGACATGATATCTTTTATCTTGTCCACCTCTTGTTCATTTTTAATATTGAAACATAGTTCATCGTGAACTGTTAACATCGGGCATAACCCTTCCGAATAACAATCGACCATTGCCTTTTTTGTTTGATCTGCACTCGACCCTTGGATCAATCTATTCAGCGCCTTGTATGTAAATGCTCTTTGTACATTCTGATACTCTTTAACTGCCTCTTTTATAGGTAAGGCTCTTTTTGAAGAAAATCCTCTTGGTTCCCATAAATCAAACCTACACTTTCTGCCTAGTTGAGTTCTTATCATTCCTTTCTGTGAAGCAAAGTTTGAAACTCTTGTTGCTAAATCTTTTACAAAAGGAACTTTCTCATTATATGTTTTTAACAAATCACTTGCCTCATCTTCTGTGATGGCTAGTGTGTCTGCTAATTTTTTACGGCCCATACCATACATGATTCCAAGGTTAACAGTTTTAGCTTCTTTTCTTGATATGTTTGCCATGTCTGCAACCATTTGATGAAAGTCTGCTTTACCTTCGTTATACATGGTTACCACTTCATCTATCAGAGGATGCCTAAGTCCATCAGAAGGTTTAGCACAATAATGAGCCAACCATCTTGGTTCTTGTGATGCATAGTCAAAAGATCCCCACTTACATCCTTCCTCTGGAATAAACAATCCTCTAATCGCTTTCTTGATTTCTAAATCTCTAGATGGTATTTGTTGTAAATTAGGATTGCTTGAACTAAAGCGTCCAGTAACTGTGCCACCATCATCGGTGCGAAGGGGATGAAAATCACAATGTATACGACCATTATGAGCATGATTAAGAATAGTTTCAACAAAAGTTGTATTCGCTTTGTTAAGTTCTCTAATCTTTACTATCTTTTTAGCAACGGGATGAGGATGATGAGAGAGAAACTGTTTTGTGAAAGAGGGCGACCTGCTTTTTTCTGTGCGAAAATACTCAAGTCCAAAAAAATCAAAGACCTTTGCTATAGATGTGCTGACCCAAGGTTCAATCGCAATACCAGTAGTCTTGACTATCTCATCAAGTAATTTTTTCTCTTGCGCTGCCATTTGTTTTTTTACTTTTTCGGCTTGATCTAAATCAACACGAACACCTTTTGTTTTCATTTCTAACATCACTGGTATTAATGAGGATTCTAGTTCAAAAATACTTGTGCATTCCTCTTTATGTAATATTGGTAGTAAGTGATCATACAATCTTAAAGTGACTGCAGCGTCTTGCTCTGCATATGCTCCTACATATTTAGCAGGTAGTTTATACATCTCTGCTTTTGGATCTACTCCAAACTCACTTGCAGCATGTCTCAAAGTTTTTTCACTCTTGTATTCTTGTAAATAGTCAATTACTAAACTATTTAAATTATAGTACCTTCTGTTCTCATCAATCAAAGGAGCCATGATCATTGTATCAAGTATAAGACCTTTGACTTCTATTCCCTCTGCTCGTAACCAACCTAAATCATACATAGAGTTATGAAAAATTTTAGGTATGTTTGGAGTATCCATTTGTTTCTTAAACCATCTAAAAACAGTTTTTGAATCTATGTTGCCTTGTGAATGTCTTATAGGATAATATCCTCTAAAATCTCCCGCAGCGACTGCGATACCAATTATATATCCATCTTTTCTGCACCACCCAGGCCCTAGTTTTAGTAGGTTTGGATCTCTTGTTTCTAAATCAACGGCTATACGAGGTGCTTTTGTTAAGTCTGGAAAATCACTTGGGGGAGACCAATCAAAGTCTATATTCCCCCAGGATAAATCTTTTATATCTTGATCGATAAAATGATATTGGTGTTCTTTATTTGTCATTAATTATTTCGCCTCCAAGAGCCGCGTATCCAATGATATCCACCCAACTATCATCATGATTTAAAGTCTCTGCTAGTCTAGCCAATTTAACACCTATCATACAAGCAACAACTTCTTCTGCCGTAACTTCTCTTGCAAGTATAACAGACCATATCTTAGCTATTCTTTCGTGATTAAATTTTGCAGGTCCATACTCCTTTGCCCTTGGTCCGTTAATTAATTTTTCTGCCTCGTCTAGAAAATGTTTTCTATCTTTTTTCATCTATCCACTCCTTGATTTCAGAACATTTCCATAATCTTGTTTTTGGTGTTATTGAAATGGGATCTGGAAAACCTTTATTATCCATCCATGTTTTTATTGTTTCTGAACTTACTCCAAAGAAATTAAGTATTTCTTTTCCGTTTATATATCCAAGTTCATTGTTTAAATTAATGTCTTCCTTGTTATCTTTTTTCATATTTTATATCCACTTTCATTTTTACTTTCAACTATATGGAGGGACTTACGAGCACGAGTTGCTCCCACATAAAATACTCTATGCTCACTATCTTCGTCTCCTTTTTCCTTTATTAACTTAGGACAGTCAAGAAGTAATGCCACATTGTCTGCCTCTCCACCTTTCGCTTTATGTATTGTTGATAAACGAATTCTAGGTTTATTCGTTAGTATTCTCTCCCCTCTTCTTCTTGCTGAAGTAATATATATTCGTTGTTGATCCGTCATACCTAGGACATCGTACCACATCATTTCTTTTTTCAAATTTAAAAGAGATCCCAACTCGCTGTTTAATAAATCGTCCAAAGTATATGTTCTGCTTTGGTCTAGTTGCTCTATCTTTCTTTTTCCACCATAT